GACTATATGTACGGTGTAGGATTTTCTACGGAATACTATCACGATATGCGAAACTCAATAGATGCTGCTACTTGGTGGGCAAAGTATATGGGTCAACCTTATATTCGAGAGGGATTATTATTTCCACAGGACGAGTTGAATTACTATAACGGAGTTCTACCAGAGGGTGAACCTGTTAAAAAAGCCGTATGCGATGTAGCTTGGGGCGGTGGCGACTCTCTTTCAATGCCGTTTGCATATATTTTTGGCGATAGCGTGTATATTCACGATGTTATTTTCAATACAGGCGACAAGGAAGTTACATATCCTGTTGTAGTGGGTAGGTCAAAACAACATCTGCCGAGTACAGAACGCTTTGAGGCAAACAACGGCGGTGCGGAATATGCCGACAAGGTTGACGAATTACTCCGTAAAGACGGAGTGCATATCAATATCTACTCTCGAAAAGCTCCAAATACTCAATCAAAGTTGGCTCGTATCATTCAGTATGCACCCGATATACGAAAATTCTTCTTTGTTGCTCCAAAACATCAGTCAAAAGAATATAAGCGATTTATGGCAGAGGTTACAACTTTCGTGCAAACAGGTAAAAACCCTCACGATGATGCTTGTGATAGTCTGGCGATGTTAGCTGATGAACTTTTCCACGGTGTAGGCGAAACAGTTGTGTTTAAGCGACCTTTTTAGCAAATTACTAACAATTTTGCATCATTAGTCTTGACAAATTAGAAAAATTCTAATATAATACAAGTGTATAATTGTATAAACAGGGTTAAAACACCCGATTTTTCGCATTTTAAGGCATTATTGCTTGTCCGTAAGGACTCGTAATAGTGTCTTTTTATTTTTTAGCAAAGGAGGTTAAATCGTGAGAGCCATACCTGTTAGGAATTACTTTGGTCGAACAGTTCTCTTTACTAACGAGAAAGAAATTACGGCTGATAACATCGTAAGCGTTTTACAATCCGTTCTGCCAGACTTTCAAAAGAACAAAGAAGAAACGGAATATCTTTACAACTATTTTCGAGGAAATCAGCCTATTCTCAAACGCAAAAAGAAAGTTCGCCCGGAAATAAATAATCGTGTCGTAGAAAACCACGCTCACGAGATTGTTTCTTTCAAAGTAGGTTATGAATTTGGTGAGCCTGTTCAGTATGTTCGCAGAGCGACCAATAGCGGTAAGGAATTACTTGAAAAACCGACTGCCCTCGAAAATGAGGATATGGAAGTTACTTCAAAAATTGCACTGCTTAATGAGTTTATGTTTCAGCAAGACAAAGCGACAAAAGATAAAGACCTTGCGGAATCATTTTTTGTTTGCGGTACGGCTTATCGAATGGTGTTACCTCCCGAGGTAGAAGTCCCAGAGGGCGAAAGTCCTTTCGAGATAGATACACTCGATGCTCGATATACAGGGGTTGTCTATTATAAAGGCTTTGGTAAAAAACCTCTTATGTCTATTCAAGAGGTCGAAAAGGCAGACAAGACTATCGTGTATTATTGCTACACCAATGACACTTATTATGAGATTACCGAAGATGCAATTACTTACAGTGAGGGACATTTGCTCGATTATATTCCGATAATTGAATATCCAGCGAATAATTCTCGCATAGGTGCTTTTGAATTGGTTATGAGTCTGCTCGACCAAATCAACAATGCAGAATCCAATCGCATTGACGGTATCGAGCAGTTCATTCAAGCATTTATGAAGTTCATAAATGTACGAATAGACAAGGAAACATTTGAAGAACTCAAAGAAATGGGTGCAATCGCTTTCAAAAGCGACCCTCAAACTCCGGCAGATATTGATATTGTTTCTTCGGAACTCAATCAACAGCAAGTACAAACAGTTATCGACCATTTGTATCAAATGGTGTTAATTATTTGCGGTATGCCCGACAGAAACGGAACTAACCGAACTACCGGCGATACAGGTCAAGCGGTTATTCTTCGTGACGGCTGGTCTGCGGCTGCTGCAAAAGCAAAAGATACTGAATCAATGTTCAAGTTATCGGAAAAACGCTTTTTGAGATTGGTTTTGAAATTGGTTAAGGACACAGAGGACATAGATATTCGCTTATCGGATATTGATATAAAACTTCGTCCTTGTAATACCGATAATCTTCTCACCAAGACTCAAGGTCTTCAAAATATGCTTGAGGCTGGTATTCACCCTCAAATTGCAATTACCACTTGCGGTTTGTTTGGCGACCCCGAGCAAGTCTATATTGATTCACTACCTTACATTCGTAACAAGTGGAAAACAAAGGACGAGGCTGATGCTGATAATCCTATACTCAATGAAAATGTTGATGAGGACGATAACAATATCGTACCGGCTAACAATAAGCCAAATCCTACGGAAGAATAAGGTTTCAAACGGTAATAACCGTTAAAACATACGACACAGAAGTCGCTAAAAGACAAAACGAGAGAGAACTCGACAAACGCAAAATATAGTTGCAGAGAAGCAACCGAAAAACACAGGAGGTATCTTATGGCAGATATTCAAACATTACTCGGTGAAGATTACCGAGAGGGTATGACAGTTGAGGAAATCAATGCCGTACTCGCAAATCGTCAGCTTGTTGACCCTACCACTTTACCCAAGTCGGTGGAAAAAACAGTATTTGACAAAACGGCATCGGAACTTGCGAAAGTGAAAAAGGAACTTGCCGAACTGAAAAACAGTAGTATGACAGACGATGAAAAGGTACAGGCAGCCATTACCGCCGCAAACAACAAAGAAAAAGAGTTTATTGCGAAAAGTAATCGTCTGGAAGTAGAAAAACTTTTCGTTTCGGGTGGATTAACCGAACAGGATTATGCAGATGTAATTGACGACATTGTTTCGGACGATGTTGATAAAACAATGAAACTTGCTAAAAATCTATTAGCGGTTATCACAAATCAAAAATCAGCTACGGAAAAGGCACTCCGAGCCGAGTTACAGAGGAGTACACCAAGGACACCTGCTGGTGACGGTAGTAAATCCTCTAAAAAGGATTACGCTACTGAAATTTCCGAGGCACTCGCACGAGGCGATACTGCTGGTGCAGCCGCTTTAATGCGAAAACAACAAGAAGAACTAATTGACAAAGGAGAATAAATGTTATGGCTAAAAATGAAGCTAATGTTATGACTTCCCATAATCTGTTGAACTATAGCGGTATGCTTTTCAACAAGGGAAATACTAAAACCCCTTTCTCGACCCTTATCGGTGGTAAGAGTCGAAACACTAATCACTGGGTATTTGCGACTTCGCAGTCTTATGCTACAGGCGGTGGAGAATCCCAGCCGTCTATCAGTGAAACTGCATCTTTGACAGCACCTACTCCCGAGTTTGTTACTCGCAAACAGGAGAGTAATGTTTGCCAGATTTTCCAGAGAGCTTTGGCTATCTCTTATGGTAAGCAGAGTTCTATGGGTCAGCTTTCTGGTTTGAATATCGCTGGACAGGAAGCAAATCCAGCTAACGAACTCGATTTCCAAGTTGCTAACACTATGGCAGCAATCGCAAACGACATCGAATTTACTTTCCTTAACGGAACTTTCCAAGACGGAAATTATGACGATGTTGCGTATAAGACCAGAGGTATCATTACCGCAATCGAATCTAACATCACTGCGGCAGAGGGTGCATCTCTCGGTTATTGGCTTGTTGCAGAACTTATTAAGTCAATTTCGGACGGCTTTGCACCTACTGACAGTCTTGTTCTTATGTGTAACTCTGTTCACATTATGCAGTTAAACGCTGATGCTTCTGCAAATGGTCTTACTGTTATTCCGGCAGCAAGAGAAATCAACGGTATTAAGATTGATGAACTCATTACTCCTTTCGGTAATGTTGGTATCGCCGCTAACCCTCGTGTTCCGGCTGGTACAGTTCTTGTATTCAATCCTACTATCTGTGCTCCTGTTTATATGCCTGTTCCCGGAAAGGGCAACTTCTTCCTCGAACCCCTTGCTAAAACAGGTGCGGCTGATAAGTACCAGATTTATGGACAGGCTGGTCTTGATTATGGTGCAGAGTGGTATCACGGCAAAATCACCGGTCTTTCTACTGACTTTGCTGCTCCCGAGTACAGCAAGAAAGTATATGTAGCCGGTGGCACTATTACCACTGAAACTGCTACCGCAACTGAGGAATAATTTACAGGAGGGTACATAAGTGGCAGACAGTTATAAACTTACAAAACTACGGCGAATGGTCGGGGCTAATGCAAGTGAAGACGACTTGCTACTTATGTACCTTACCGATGCTGAAAGGGCAATCCTAAACCGACTTTATCCTATGGACGAAGATATAAAGGCTTCTCTCCCTACGAGATACGAGTCAAGACAGATTGAAATTGCCGTTTTTCTTTACAACAAACAAGGTGCGGAGGGTCAAATATCGCACAAAGAGAATGGTATTGACCGTACATACGAAAACGCTTCCATTCCCGAATCTATGCTCTCCGATATTATGCCTTACCCGAGTATTCCGAAATGAGAACACTCAAACGCAACGAGAGAATTATCTATTATGCCTTGTTGATTAAGAACGAGCCAATCAAGGACGAGGACGGTTACGATACGAGCGAAACAACCCCTATTTATAGTGAGCCTGTTGAACTGCGTATCAATACCTCCCCAGCAAGTGGAGAGAGTGCGACTCGACAGTTCGGTGATGTGCTTGATTATGATAGAACTCTTGTTACTTGTGATACAGACCTACCTCTTACCGAAACATCGGTATTATGGATTGACGAAACCGATACCTCGAA